AGCTTCCTAAACTCCAGAGGTATAACTCCAAAGTGTGCAGAGGATCACACATGAAGTTTTAATCCTCTGTAAAGGCCCTAAGTTGAGCTAGTGTGGCTTGGTTCTCCACCAATCACCCAGCCTAAAGCCTAAGCAATTCTTTTCTCCGTAAGTGGAAAGGGTAATATGAACCCTGTTGGTATTAAATCATAACAACGACTATAAAGGTAGATAAGTATCTGGTGAATTCAACTGCGACGGATTGAATAGTAACAAAGGAGGTACCCCTATGTAACATCCAGCACGGGCGTCATCACCGGCAGCAACACCAAGGTCTACCCTAACCCCAGTGGCGTTGGTGTTGCGAACTACAAGATTATAAGCAACAGTTATTGCGTTGACAAATGGATCTGTTGATAAACCCAGATAAGTCAAAGTGTTCTGGCCTGGGGTGAACCCCCGGCCATTAGAATTACCAAATACGTAATCTAAGCACAATCTTGCAGTCTTTATATACTGAGGCAAAACAGCATGCAACAAGCCGGAAACAGAATGGTACAAAACTCGTGTGGACCTATTCTTACCCCTATTGTAAAAAGTGGGCGCGCTGAACTCAACAGCCCCAGACCCATCGTAGTAATCCTGCATAATACCGGCTGAAATCCTATCACTACGATCGCAATAAACATGCGCAACGGTTGAGCCAGTCACAAATGCGTAACAGGCGGCAACCATGCCTCCATAACTGTGGGTCATCCACCTCTCCTGAAAGAGCATCGGCAGTGCCTGATCCCACTCTGGCAAATACCACCAAAAGGGAATGGATGACTTAACGACATTATCGCCGCCCACATCAAAAGCTACATATGAAGGCATCATTGCCAACTGCTTAGCCGAGGTAACCTTTTCACCTATGGCATACTCGCATGCCTCACGAGTCTTTCCTACACCCAAACCAGACTGAGCTGTGGGATATCCAAGAACACCAGAGTTCGATACGGGTATTGCAAAAGAAGGTGCAACGCAAGCAAACTCAAAGTCGGGCATAGCACAAACCTCAATCAAATAGTCAATCGAAGTCGCAGCCTCACCCTTGGCAATAAGTGGATCCAAAACCGTCAAAGATAAGGACCCAGTGGATCCAAAATATGAAGTGTACAAATTGGGACCAATGTAGGGAACTTCAAATTCAAATTCGGATTTATCACGCAAATCTATGACCATTGTGTAACCAAACGGCTGTGGCAAACTCCCACCAATCACTGAATAAGACTCCGGAATCTCAGTTGTATTATCAACGATTGGCGGAGCATCGGATCCGGGTTTAGGAGTGGGAATAAATGACAGCATCAGACGACCACTATGAAACTTTGTCTTGGCAAAAGTAATCCTATATTTAAGGCCGCCACGCCATTGTCTAAAAGCTGAACCAAAATACATCAAAGCAGAAGGCTGTAGCGCATTGACTGTGGCACTGGCCCGCGTAGGAGGAGTCAAATTGCCACCAGGTTTGGACGTAGTGGTGCGAAACCAGTAATTGTACAACACATTGTTGGACGCATAAAGAGTAGTGCCAGTAGAATCGGTAGTATCAATGTTCCCCAAAAAGATCTGGCTGTACTTGCTCAAAAGATAAGCAAAAGACATCTCATCCTCATCAGTACCGGACATGGTAGAGTCAACTCTAACCCTGTTGGTCTGAAATGGACCTACTACATTAGCGGCATTGGGCACATCAACATTCAAATCGTTAATATTATCAGTCCGCCAATGCTTAACTGGCTCACTCTCCACAACCGGTGTACTGTAGCCAAAAGCTGACGCAACCTTCCCAACAGTACGCAGAAACCAAGCCGTAGGTCCACCTATGGCGGCCAAACTCGGCACTGCGGTCGATAAGGTAGCGACAGCTTTCGACCCGGCGTTAGCAAACTTACTAATTGCGCCGGTAGCCTTGGCTTCCTCTAAAATGGTGTTAACTCCATTAGTGACGGCACGAACTGTTCTCGTCAGGCCAGATTGTGGTACCACAGTGTTCCTAACACGAGGTAGGCTCCCAATAAGCTCTAAATCATGCAAGCTAACGAAGAGTTTCCAAGTGGCAGGACCCGACGTAGTCAAAG